CAAGTGGGTGATCTGTAGCGATTAAAGGTTTTCCATCACCACCAGTAAAACTGGTAGAAAATGCGTTATTGAGTACATTGGCACCTTTCACTTCTTTGGTGTTAGCCATTGATCGTGCTAGTGCTTTTGTATATCTTTTTCCTAAAGAATCGTAGAGGTTATCTTCAACTGCTTCTTCTGTTAGTGCAAAAGCTAACGCAATCGTGTCATGCGTATATCTTGCTGTATAACTTTCAGAAGAATTGTCAAAAACAACTCCTTGACCTTCAGACTTAGTTGGTGCTGAACCAAAACCCATAACCAATACTTCTTCCTCGAAAGCCTTTTGAGAGTCTTCGATAGAAAAAATTTCAGTATATTCTTGTTGGTACTGATCGTACTCAAGTCCAAATAAACTGTTCAGACCGGGTTCAAGTTCCTTCGCTAATTGTGCTCTTGAAATTGCCATAATTTATATCCTTATGCTAAACCTGCACTTTTTTGTCCACATATATGATTTTGAATCACACATAGAACATTAGTGTCAGTCGAACCTACATCCGAGTTATCAGGGTCTTCAGAAATATCTAAGACTTTCAGTGGTAGTGTAGCAGTGGTGTTACCAGTACTAACTGCACATTCAGTGTTTGATCTTCCTGACTTCGTGTCGCCCACAGGTGATCCATCAACAATGTCGAAATTTCCGAACAAGTCTGCAACTGGAAAAGCTGCATTGCATTGTACTTCAAAAACAACATTAGGGTGATCTATCACATGAGCCATAATATCAGAGGAAGTAATACTTCCTGCATAATAGTTACTAAAAATCTGCTCGCCCTCAGAGTTTGTATAGCTTACGCCATTGAAAACTCCAATGATAGGTACAGTTCCAGTAGCGGCGTGTCTGCCCAATACTCCTGCTGTTAGCTGAGTAACCAAGTCTCCTTGATAAATTGGGGTAGTCGCACCACTAGCGATTCTGTATCTTGATTGTCCACCTGAATAAGGTGCACCACTCATCATACGAACAGGTTTTAGTCCAAATGGAGCATTTTTATTTGCCATAATTTAGTTTCCTGTTATTAAATTACTTTTTTTGTCCAAAAGTAACCTGAGACTCTCGTTTAGAATCATACCTAACATAGCGATTATCTTTGGCAGAGTCATTAAACATTGTGTTGTCCAACGCTTCATTTGCTAAAGCATTTTTCTCTTCGTAATGTGATCTACGCTCTTTGATAGTTTCTATGGGCATTTTTGCTAAAACAAGACCCTCGTTATGTATTACGCCTGCCATCTTACCTTTTTCGTGTGTAGGAAAATGCCAACCTTCAGGTAGCTCAGAACCTTGTACAAGTTCCCAACCTTCCCTCAGTCTATAACTCATGTTATTTGCATCTTCTTGACCCAAAGTTGCTTCTCTGATCCACCTGTATTCATAGCCTTCAGGTGGAGGAGGAGTTTCAAGTTTTCTGACAGGTCTCCATGGTTTTCTACGAGCCTCTTTATCGTGTGTCTCGGAATCACGAACAGTTCTAGTCATGTCTAAATTCTTTTCATCTTTCATTAAATTACCTCTCTTTGTGAAATTTTTTGTTTCTCTTGGGCTACTCTTTTCAACCAGTCATCTTCTGACATGTTGTAAGGTTTTAACCCTCTGAGGCGATCTACTTCGGACTTAGAAAAAGTCACGCCTTTCTTTTTAGCTTGTGTTTTTTGCCGACTTCCTACAGAAGCAGATGCGACTCTTTGCACAGAGGGTCTATCATCTTTTACTTCGGCTTTTTCATTGTTATCCAATGAAGGATAAACTTTAAAAACTCTTTTGTTTAACTCACTATAGTAGTCATCTGAATCAGCTTCAAAGCCTTCGTTGACTAAATTAAAATGAGTAAAATACGCAAATTGGGTTGCTTCAACACTTTCTTGGTTGGATTGATCTCCATACCAAGTATTTTTACTTGCCCAATTTAAAGCCTCTCTAGTAGGCTGTACATCAGGCTGTTGTTGAACTTGTTGTTGAGCTTGTTGTTGTACTTGCTGTGTTTCTTGTGGCTCTTGTTTTCTATTTTTAGCCATGCGTAATTTTTCTTTTTGTATAGAAAGATCACTTTTTAGAGTGTCTGCTTTAGACATAAGCTCTGCATCACCTGACTCAACAGCTTTTTTGTACAATTCATTGGCTTGTTGTTCTTTAGCATCAATGGATTGTTCTTCTGCAAGCAAGGTTTGTGCACCAAGTTCATTGGTATGTGTACGCAAGGCATTAATTTCAGCATCTTTTTGAGCTGCTACTTGCTCAAGATACTGTGCTCTTTGTTCAGCTTCTTTTGCTCTTTGAGTAAGTTTGTTTACTCTTTTAGAAACACCTTTTGTGTATTCATCTAATTCATCGTCAGATTGAACTACTGCTTGGGCTTCATTTTTATCTGTTGCTTCCTCAACTATTTCAATGTCTAGTTCTTCAGATGCAACTTGTTCTGTTTTATTTTCTACCATTTATAAACTCACTATATCATCAGGATTAGAAATTGTCGCAATAACTTCGTCATCGTTTATTATTCTGACTTCTGCACCATCATCTAATTTAAACCTAGCACCTGCGTAACGACCAATGAGAACCCATTGTTTTTCGTGACACCATGGTGCTCCATATTTTTCTCCACTATAACAAAGAGGTCCACATTTCACCACATAAGCCACAACTGTTGCCAGTTGTTCCTTGTCTTGTGATTCTTTTGTGAGAAGGATTCCTCCTTTTGTAACTCCCTTACCACGATAAGGCAGTACCAAGATTTTCCAACCAGTAGGTTGAGGCATACGATCTAAAACAGAATCATCTAGCTTGCTTGGGTCTAATACAACCTCATCAGGTTCTACATAAGCTGAGGATAATTCTACTGTTTTTTTAGTCATTGTTTGCCTTAAAGTAATTTTTTATAAAATCTTGTACATAATACAACGCTTCCAGTTGTCCTTGCAAGTATTTGTGGTGTTCCATGTCATTTAATCCACCACCCATATATGTTTCTTTAATTGCTTCGATTTTAAGATCGATCTCTTTTTGCAATTTATCAAGAAAATCTACATCCATTAGCTTCTCATTTTAAATTCAAGACCCTGAGTAGCTGCTCCACCACCTCTGCACTTAACAACCTTAACTCCACCACCCTTGGCTTTATACTGGACTTTAACTCCTTTTTTCTTAGCAGCGTTTTTTGCCATCGCAATACCCTTTGGGCTGTAATCATAATGTTTTCCACTTACTTTTGGCATAATTTCTCCTATTTTTTATTTTTAGAACCTTTTGGTCTACCTTTTTTCTTTGGTGCGACCTTTGTGACTGCTTTTTTTACTGCTTTTTTTGGCTTAGTTGTTTTCTTTTCAGCTTTTTTAACTTCTTTGGTTGTTTCTTTGACAACTTTTTTAGTTTTTTCTTCAACAACAGGAGTGGATGTATTAATAAATACTTCTCCTGAATCTATTGCAGCTTGTTTCATTGCAATTCTTTCATCAGAAAGTTTTTTTCTTTCTGCTAATGCTTCTTCTTTTGCAAGTCTTTCTGCTTCTTCATTTGCTCTATCAATTTTTTTTTGAGCTTTAAGTTCTTGAACTTTCTCTTTTATGTAAGATGTTGTCATATTAATTACCTTTAAGTTTTGATTGTAACTCCATTAGTTTTAATTCTGCTTGTTGTTGCATCCTTTCTACTGCTAATTGGAGTTTATCATCAGCTATAGCTTTTTGCATATCCAAGCGTTGTTGTTGCATTTGTGTATCAAGAGCACTGGTTTGTAGTTGCATTTGTTGTTTTGCATCAAACTGTTCTTGATCCATGTCTAATTCTTTGTCTTTTAATTCTAGTTCTTGTTGTCTAATAGCAACCAAAGGATCGCCTTGATTTGATTGACTAATAGATTCCATAAACTGCGTAGTCAGTTCTGCCAAGATAGGTGAACTCATTTGATCTAGCATCATTTGTATCTGTAACTGAATTTGTTGTGCTTCTTCAGGTGTGACTTGTTGCATTTGCATTTGTACCTGTGCAATTTGTTCTTGCATTTCAGGTGGCATTTGTTGTTCAGCTATTTGTGATGCAAAGAACTGTAAATGTTGCATGACATGACTAATAATTAACGATTGTAACTGTGGGTTATCTTTAACCACTTGTGTTAAAAACAAACTTTGGTGTGCTTGTACATGAGCTTCATGATTTTGTTCTGCAAAGGCTTGTGCAGGCTGACCCAATAATAAACCACTGTTTTCTATGCCTGCATCTAATGGTTTTGGTGTGTTATCAGCAGGTGGTTGTAATAAAGCATCTACATTATCAACACCTAGAGCACTGTACATCCTGTAATAGGCTTCGTATATGCCTGTAGGACCATGTATTTCAGGGTTTGATTGAACCATTTGCAATAATTCTTGAGCCATAGTGATTCTTTGGCTTTGTGAAAATATGTTTGGATCAGAGACAGGTACAATGTCAATACGATCATCAAAATCACTTATCTTAATTTCTCTTGTGCCTGAACCAGTTTCGTATGGATATTCAGGTGGCAAGTAATCTGCAAAAACTTTAGCTAATAAGTTAAATTCTAGTCTTTGTGAGTAGTGCAAGCGTTTATGAATAGCACTCATGACCTTGGTGCCACGCTCTAATAAAGCTACTGTGGTTCCAACTGGCATGGCTTGGTTCATATCACCTACATTCATATCACCAATTGATGCAAAGCGTTTGCCTGAATCTACTAATAAACCAAGTAATTGCATTAATACATTGCTTGGTTCTTTAATAGGTAAAGGAATTAAGTTTTCTCTTAAAGAACCACCAGTGGTATCAATATCTCTAAATTCACCCGGTTGTAATGGATCAGCTTCATCACGAATACGCATGCCTCTAGCTTTAAATCCTGCAGGTAAATTAGCCAATGTTCCTGCATCAATAAGTTGTCTAAGAATAGATGTGGTAGCTTTAGATATACCACCAATCATGTGTGATAGACCTAACCCATAGAAACCTAAACCGGGCAAGAACTTATACTGTACAAAGTAATTTATTTTGTTTTTAGTTGGGTCATTTGGATTGTAATTTCTTCTTATTGCTAATATTTGGTTAGATTGTTCATCTATGGTAACGATATAAGGTAGTTTTAATCCTGTTGGCTCACCCATATCATCTTTATCTTCAAAACCTTCTAAATCAAGAATGGTGTGTACTTCATAGATAGTTCTGTTGCGATCTTCTGTATAACTTGGTGAGGTGCCTTCAATCTCATCAATCTCAGTGGTCACTTCATCACGACTTTCATAAGACCCTTCAGGTATATCTACATCTATGTAAAAACCTGATAGTTGCTGTTTTTTAATCTCGTTACGAGACATGGTAATTGAATGGGTAATTCTTTCTGCTGAAGACATATCAGGTGCTTCATAAGGAACGATTAAATCTTCAGGTGGTATAAATTTAGATATTGCTTTTTGTAATACAGTATCAAAATAGATTTTTTTAAAACAAGAGCCTGCAAGTGGTAAATAGAATAACAATTGATCTAATTCAGGATCATAGTCTTGCATTACATTCATAATGTAATAATTCATAAACTCTTGGACTCTTTCAGCCTGTGACTCTGTTTGTACAGTTCTTGCACCAAGTATTTGTGTCTTAACTGGTCCTTTAGCAGGCAACAATTCTTTATAAGCCTGTGCTTGGAACTGTGTTGTAGCCTCTGCTAATATTGGGTGAATAACACCACTTGAACCTTGGAATGGTTGAGAACGACTATCATCAAACTTCATGCCTAAGT